TGCTAATAAAAGATGGAAACAGTATCTTATAGATAACCCACCAACCCCACCACCACCACCAAACCCAGGAGGTGATACACCAGGAAATATTGATTCAAACGATGGACAACCTGCAATAGATGATATTGTTGTTCCGGCAGTAGAAGGCACACCAGGGACTTCAAGTAGTACAATTAAAAAAGCACCACCTAAACCCGTAACAGGTACCTTAAGTCAAAGCATAGATAATAAATTCAAATCTAAAGGGAGTTTAAGCGGACCAGATTTAAAACTAAATCTTCCACGACCTAATTTACGACCTGTTGGTAGAGCACTTGCAAATGTTGCATTATTACCGTTTGATTTAATAAGAGGAGTATTCAATAAAAGTACTTGCCCAGGAGGTTGCAATAAACAAAAATTTGGAGAATCTATAGGTGTTCTTGGAGGTAGACAATCAATTTCATCTAAATTAAGAAATAGAAAATTATAAAAAACATAAAATGGGATCACTAAGACACGGAGCACTTCCACAAGCAGGTGCTAAAAACGAAAGAAAAAACACTCGCATGTCAGTTGCGTCACAAAAAATAACTAAAAAGGATATTGAAACTTTAGAATCTTCTAATTATTTAGATAACGAGGCTTTAAAAAAGATTCGTCTAGATGCCATGACGAAAGAAAAACGACTAAAGACAGCGTACAACGATACTCTTTTAAAATCTAGCAATTCAAATAAAAATATTGAGGTATCTAAAAATAATATTTTATATCCAAAAAACTCTCTAGTAAAAGAAGAGTTTATAGTTACAAATGAAAAGTTTCCAGAAATGAACGAAAAACGTCAAAGTATTTTAACTGGACCTGATTTTATTGGACCAAACAAAGTTGAAACAACCAATAAAGTTAGAGGATTAAATAGTTTTGATTTTGCTGGTTTTAGTTATGACACAGGAAGAAAGAAAACCGCAACAGGAAATTCCACGGTTACAGTTAAACAAAACCCTGTAACAGGCGAAACTATTGGTGATTTACAAAACAACGAAATAAAAAACGCGTATAATACATTTGACGAAGAAAGACAAGCTATAATAAATTCTCAACCTCAAAGGTGAAAACTTCTACAAAAGGTTATTTAAGTAACAGTCCTGATGTAAACAATAAACAAAACATTATACAAGGTAATAAAATTACTATGAAAGGTGTTGAGTTTAAAGTACTAGGAACAGACAATAGAGGTTACACTAAAGTAATGTACCCAGGAAATGACTATATATTTCCAGGCGCTAAGTATGTTTTAGAAACACCTATGCATGAAGAAAAAATTTAACGAAACAAAAGTAGGACAGTTTTTAAGTAAAGCTGCTCCAGGTATATTAGGTACTGTCGGTGATGTATTACCGGATAATGGAGTATTAGGTCTTGTAAAAAACTTAATACAAAAAGATCCTGTAATGCCAGCAGAAGACAAAGAAAAAGCAATGAAACTATTAGAACAAGACATGGTTGAAATGCAAGAAATATCAAAGCGCTGGGAGAGCGATATGAAGTCAGATAGCTGGCTTAGTAAAAATACTCGCCCGTTGTCTTTGATTTTTTTATCTGTAATGACTATTGCTTTTATATGGGTTGATAGTCATGAAACATTATCATTTACAGTGGAACAAGAATGGATAAGTTTGTTAAAAACTTTAACCACAACTGTTTATGTAGCGTATTTTGGTTCACGAGGAGCGGAAAAATTCAAAAGTATAAGTAATAATAAATAACAAGTAAAACAATTAAATTAAATTAAACTAAATTATGGAAGAAGCAAAAAAAGTAATTACAGAAGAACAGTTAAAAACTGTCAACGATCAACAAGCTAGATTAAGTGGTTTCTTAAGATCTATTGGTGTTTTAGATGTACAAAAACAAAATGTACATAGTGAAATAAAAAAAGTAAGTGAAGAAATTGAAATTACTAAAAAAGAACTAGAAGACGAGTACGGTCAAGTAAACATTGATCTTCAAGACGGAAGTTATAAAGAGATCGAAAAAAAAGATGAGCAATAATATTAGAAAAATTAGTATTGGCTCTGATTATAAAAATGACGCAATGCATTATGCTGTTGGCCAGCAAGTGTACGGGGGTCATGAGATATCTCATATACTTTTAGACAATTCTGATAAATCTTATAATATTCACATCAAAAAAAACAACGAAATATTGCCATGGAAAAAATTTAATTCTAACATGGCAATATCAGTTGAATATGATCTAGAGTATTAATGAGAAGTTTATATGACTTTATAGTTAAACCTTTAGGAGAAGAATACGACAACGAGATAACTATTGGAGATAAAAAAATAATACTTAATACTAAAATAGAAAGTTTTAAGTTTGTTAATAATATAGCTAAAGTTATAGAAGTACCAACTGCTTTTAAAACTCCTATAAAAAAAGGAGACTTAATATTAATACATCATAACGTGTTTAGAACGTTCTATGATATGAAAGGTACTAAGAAAAAAAGTAGATCATTATTTATTGATGGTATGTATTTTTGCTCTTTAGATCAAGTTTATTTATATAAAAAAAATGGAAAATGGATGTCTTTTAATGATAGGTGTTTTATAAAACCATTAAAAGAAAAAGATAACTTAGAAGTTGTAAAAGAACAAAAGCTTATTGGTATATTAAAAATAGGTAATAGTTCTTTAGAAGCGCTAGGAATAACCGAGGGTGATACTGTAGGTTATACACCTTATGGAGAATACGATTTTATTGTAAACAAAGAGCGCTTATATTGTATGAAATCAAATGATATTGTAATTAAATATGGAGATCAAGAAAACCAAAAAGAGTATAATCCTAGCTGGGCAAGTAGCAGTTGAAGAGTTAATAAAAGTTGCTAAAGAACCTATAGTAGATTCTGTTAATGATATATCAGCTGATAGATTAAAAAACGCTGCAGCAACAAAAAAATTAGCTATATTTGATGCTTTTGAGATATTAAATAGGATACAAGAAGAAGAAGACATGTTAAATAATAAACCAAAAGAAGTTAAAGAAGAAAGAACTTTTAAAGGTTTTGCAGAGGGAAGATCTAAATAATGTACAAGCAAACTCTATATAAAATACTACCCAATTATATTGATTCTAAAACTTTAAAACATAAGAATAAATATAAAAAATGGGAATACGGTTATAACGAAGAATACGATATTGTTATAATAAGTAAAAATGGTCAAATAGGTGACGTATATGAAATACAAAACTTAAAAATTGCAATACCTAAACAACCAGACAGCATAGTTAAATTTGAAAATGATAAATGGCAAAGAACTTTATTGCCAAAAATATTAAGTAAAATTAAAACAATATTTGATTGGGAGGAATATCCAACTGATTTTAAAGAAAAATGGTACGACTACATTGATCAGCAATTTGAATATAGAGAACAAGGTTTTTGGTTTTATAACAAAGGCGTTGCTACTTATCTTACCGGTCCTCATTACATGTATTTACAATGGTCTAAAATTGATGTTGGTAAACCAGATTTTAGAGAATCAAACCGTCTTTTTTTTATATTTTGGGCTGCAACACTTGCTGATGATAGATGTTATGGTATATGCTATCTTAAAAATAGACGTTCAGGTTTTTCTTTTATGGCTTCTGGCGTTTGTGTTGACATGGCAACAATATCAACTGACTCACGTTTTGGAATTTTGTCTAAATCTGGTCCTGATGCTAAAAAAATGTTTACAGACAAGGTTGTACCAATATCAGTTAATTATCCATTCTTTTTCTCACCTATACAAGATGGTATGGATCGTCCAAAAACCGAGCTTGCGTACCGTGTACCAGCATCTAAATTTACTCGTAAAAAACTAGAAACTAATGAAACTTTACGTGAAATTACAGGATTAGACACTACAATTGATTGGAAGAACACTGGTGATAACTCGTATGATGGTGAAAAACTAAAACTATTAGTACATGATGAAAGTGGAAAATGGGAAAGACCAAACAACATTTTAAATAACTGGCGTGTTACAAAAACTACATTAAGGTTAGGTAGTAAAATTATTGGTAAGTGTATGATGGGATCAACATCAAACGCTTTAGACAAAGGTGGTGATAATTTTAAAAAATTATACTATGATTCAGATGTTACAAAAAGAAACTCCAATGGACAGACTCGCTCGGGACTATATAACTTGTTCATACCTATGGAATGGAACTACGAAGGATACATTGATTCTTATGGCATACCTGTATTCGATACGCCAAAAAAACAAGTTGAAGACCCTCACGGTGTAAAAATAAAGCTAGGTGTAATAGAGTATTGGCAAAATGAAGTTGATGGATTAAAAGGAGATCAAGATGGTTTAAATGAATTTTATCGTCAATTTCCACGAACTGAAGAACACGCTTTTAGAGACGAGGCTAAATCATCATTATTTAATTTAACTAAAATATACGAACAAGTTGATTGGAATGCTGATTTAAAAAATAGCAGCATAATTACCCAAGGAAACTTTCAATGGATAAACGGTGTTAAGGATACTAAAGTGGTATTCAACCCTAACAACAGAGGTAGATTCTTTGTTTCATGGGTTCCGCCAATAGAACTACAAAATAAGGTAGTAGCAAAGAACGGATTAAAATATCCTGGCAACGAACACTGTGGCGCTTTTGGTTGTGATAGTTACGACATATCAGGAACAGTTGATAGAAGAGGTTCTAACGGAGCTTTAACAGGCTTAACAAAGTTTAGTATGGAAAACGTTCCGCCTAATCATTTTTTCTTAGAATACATTGCTCGTCCATCGACAGCTGAAATATTTTTTGAAGATGTGTTAATGGCTTGTGTTTTTTATGGCATGCCTATACTTGCAGAAAACAACAAACCTAGATTACTGTATTACTTTAAAAGAAGAGGTTATAGAGGTTATTCTATAAACAGACCAGATAAGGTTTATAATAAATTATCTGTCACAGAAAGAGAAATAGGTGGTATACCTAATTCAAGTGAAGACATTAAACAAGCTCATGCCGCGGCTATAGAATCATATATAGAAGATCACGTAGGTTTGTTAGCTAATGGTGACTATGGAGATATGTATTTTCAAAGAACTTTAGAAGATTGGGCTAAGTTTAATATAAATAACAGAACATCTCACGATGCTTCTATTAGTTCAGGTTTAGCTATAATGGCTTGTAATAAGAATAAATACCGACCAAACCCTCAAGTTGAAAGAAAAATCTACAACTTAGGATTTAAAAAATTTAACAACAAGGGAGAAACGTCAAAAATAATTCAATAAATGAAAATAAATACTAATTCAAATAGTGCTTTTCCAAGCCAGGTAGTACCAGACGCGGAAAAAGCTTCATGGGAGTATGGTTCTCAAGTAGCATCGGCTATTGAAACTGAGTGGTTTAATCAAGGTAGGACTAACGGTAATAGATACTTAACTAGTTTTAATAATTATCATTATTTAAGATTATACGCAAGAGGTGAGCAACCAGTTCAAAAATATAAAGATGAACTATCCATAAACGGTGATTTATCTTATCTAAACCTAGACTGGAAACCAGTACCTGTTATATCTAAATTTGTTGACATTGTAGTTAATGGTATATCTAATAAACAATTTGAAATAAAAGCATTTGCTCAAGACCCTGAGTCAGTAAAGAAAAGAACTAATCACGCTAATGCTATAGCACAAGATATGTTTGCTCAAGCTCAAATAAATAAAATGCAAAAAATGTTTGGAATAGATGCTTCTCAATCTAATATTCCAAAAGATCAAATGCCTCAAACAATGGAAGAGCTTGAATTGCACATGCAGTTAAGTTATAAGCAATCAATAGAAATTGCTGAAGAAGAGGCTATAACAACTACATTGGCTAGGAATAAATGGGAGCTAACTAAGCGTAGATTAAACATGGATTTAGTAACTTGTGGAATTGCTTGCGCAAAGACAACATTTAACAAATCAAATGGAATTGAAATAGACTATGTTGATCCAGCTTATGTTATATATTCTTATACAGAAGATCCAAATTTTGAAGATATTTATTATGTTGGAGAAGTTAAATCACTAACTATACCAGAACTGAAAAAACAATTTCCTGCTATGCCTAACGAAGAGTTAGAACGCATACAAAAAATGCCAGGGAATAGTCAATATGTAACTGGTTGGGGAAACTATGATAATAATACTGTTCAAATTTTATATTTTGAATATAAAACTTATATGAATCAAGTTTTTAAATTAAAATATAACGAAAACGGATTAGAAAAAATAATACAAAAAACAGATGAATTTAACCCTCCTCCTGCTGATACTTATGATAAAGTATCTCGTAGCATAGAGGTGTTGTACTCAGGTGTTAAAGTACTAGGCACTAATACCTTGTTAAAATGGGAGCTATCAGAAAACATGACTAGACCTATGGCAGATTCTACAAAAGTAGAAATGAACTACGCGTTATGTGCACCAAGAATGTATAAAGGTAAAATAGAATCGTTAGTTAGTAAAATAACAGGCTTTGCTGATATGATTCAATTAACTCATTTAAAAATGCAACAAGTGCTAGCGCGTATGGTGCCGGATGGTGTGTTTTTAGATATGGATGGTTTAGCTGAAGTTGATTTAGGTAATGGCACTAACTATAATCCAGCAGAAGCACTTAACATGTATTTTCAAACTGGTTCTATAGTTGGTAGATCACTTACTCAAGATGGTGAATTAAATAGAGGTAAAGTGCCTATTCAAGAATTAACATCTTCTTCAGGAGGCGCAAAACTACAAAGTTTAATACAAACTTATCAATATTACTTACAAATGATACGTGATGTAACCGGGCTTAATGAAGCTAGAGATGGTAGCATGCCTGATAAAGATGCTTTAGTAGGTCTTGCTAAAATGGCAGCTAATCAATCTAATATAGCTACTAAACACATTAATCAAGCTAGTTTATATTTAGCTCTTAGAATATGTGAAAACGTATCATTAAAAATAACAGACGTATTACAGTTTCCTTTAACTCATAATGCTTTAATTGAAAGTATATCTTTATTTAACGCTAGAACATTAGCTGAAATAAGTAATTTAAATTTGCATGATTTTGGTATATTCTTAGAATTAGAACCAGAAGAAGAAGAACAACAATTACTAGAAAACAATATCCAAATAGCCTTACAGGGTGGTGGTATTGATTTAGAAGATGCTATAGATATAAGACAAATAAAAAATCTTAAACTAGCTAATCAATTGTTAAAGCAAAAGCGTAAAAAGAAACTAGCAAGAGACCAACAACAACAACAGCAGATGATTCAAGCTCAGGCTCAGGCTAATGCAAAAACTTCTGAAGCTGCTGCAATGGCTGAAGTTCAAAAAAACGAAGCTATGACACAGTCTAAGGTTCAATTAGAGCAAGCTAAATCTCAGTTTGAAATACAAAGAATGCAAACAGATCTTGAAATTAAAAAACAATTAATGGCGCAAGAATTTGAATATCAAAAGCAATTAGCTCAGATAGAAAAACAAACGATAAGCACTAAAGAATCTGAAATAGAAGATCGAAAAGACAAAAGAGTAAAACTACAAGGAACACAACAAAGTCAATTAATCAACCAAAGACAAACAGATGGAGCGCCTAAAGATTTTGAAAGCGCTGGCACATCACAATTAGGCACTTTTGGTTTACAAAATATGATGCCGCCTAGCGTCTAAACTATTTAATAATTATATAATATTTTATCATGTCAGAAGAAACAAAAACAAATGAACCTGTTAAGCAGGAAGGTGAATTTAAATTAAAAACTAAAACACCGAAAAAATTTGATAGTAAATCTCAAAACGAGACTATTAAATTAGATTTAACTAAACCTGAAGCAACTGGAGAAATAATTCCAGATGTTATTAAGGTAGAAATACCAACTCTTAAAACAGAAGATAATGCCGTTCGTGTCGAAGAAACAGGAGGAATTCCTGAAGAAAAACAAACCAGAGATATGGTTGAAGTGGACAAACAAGTACCAGAGCCCAGCTCCGATATTGAAGACATTTCACCAATCCAAGAAATAGTTGAAGAAGAAGTAAAAGAAATAAAACAAGAAGTTAAAGAAGCTATTAGAGATGAAAAAGTTTTAGGTAAACAATTACCTGAAAACA